CCGTTATACCCACCGTTTACTCTTTTGGTAATAGTCTTAATAACATCATCATTAACACCTTCGTCACATATTTCCCACAGTTTGTTCCTGTGAAAAAACCAAATGGCACTTTCCATCGGATACTTAGACGCCATGAGATCTGGGTCTTTCATGACCTCTGGTAAATCCATGTCCGCTGCGAACTGAGAATAGTTGTTTTTGCCTGTGCACTGGAGAAAGCCACGCCCTCGCCACAAATACCCTTGTCCGTCGTTACCCATTCTACCGCCGTATACTTTATCCGCCAGTGCTTGGGGGTTACGTTTACAACTCTCAGCCTCACCTTCTGTTGGAAAATATTTACCAAACACTTTGAGAATAGCTTCCGTAGAGTAGTTCAGGTTTTCTTCAGTGTATTTAAACGTACCGCTTTCATGTACCAACTGACCAAGAAAGTGTGCTCCGCGCTCTGGATTCAGAGCATAGTGGTGACAAATCTTCTTTGCAGTGTTGGGGCCAAACGCACCATCAGGTGTGGCTCCAATCTTTTCTTGTAGATTTTTTAGTGCTTCACTCATTTACAACCTCTTTTGATCCACAAACACGTTCATACACCATATCATCTATATAAGCTTCTGCCCATTTATTTTCAGTGAAGGTACAGAACGCCCACAAATCATTCACATCAGCATTTAGAAGATCTATGATGTCTTGTTGTGCTGATACTTGACCCTGAAGGTGTTCTATGTCGTGAACGATGTTGCTGATATACCACACCAAACCGACTAATTGCACCGCCATGGCAAAAACCAGAGCTACTGGTATCTTTAAATCACCCATGATTACCTCTTAAAAAACTTTTGTATTCCTCTGACACCAAACGATGCAGAGATTGCTATGCCCAAGCTGTAAAAATACCAGTCTGGTGCTTTTGAAAGCTGTTCAAACCCACGATCAACCCAACCCTCTGCACCCGGAATAAACGCCAAAACAAGCGGGATAGACAAAACAATGACGAACCATTCGTCTTTCCAACTCGATTGAGAACCCTGTGCCATTATGCGTTCCCAGTCAGCAACTGAAGTCTCTTTACTAAGCATGATCTTAGCTTTTGCTTCTGCTTCTGTGAGTTTTAACTTTGCACTTGCAGCTTGTGCCTGTGACTTTGCATCAAGCCAACTACCTGCCAGACCTGCGATAGGTCCAATTATAGACTGTAACATTAGTTTTCCTCCATCTGTATACTGGTCTTCTTGCTCTCAGCTTTTGCGCTATAAGCATTAAAACCCATAAAAGCTGCAACCACCCCAGAGGCAGCTATGACGTACACACTTGCTATATCTGTTATTAAACTTGCTGCTTTGTCAAATCCAAGCACCGAAGCAAGCAATATGATAAACGGGTAGATCAACATCCCTGCTAATGCGAAACCAGTAAACCGTCTTTCTGCATTACGCTTGAGATCTCTATCAATCATCTCAAGTCGTCTGTCTTCCAGAGCAATCTTGTTCCACTCTGCTTTCTCTATAACACCGTTGTTATTTAGATCTGCTTTCTCAAACTCTGTCATTTCTTTGACCTCGCATGTGCAATCGCAACGTTTTTGTCACGGGTGATTATAACAACCTTTCCTTGTTTGTCATATACAATGTATTTTCCACGACGCTCCATTAGTATCACCGTTCAATTTTTATACACACCACTTTAGAATTTTGATTAGTTACCAATACTTTAGCTTCTTTTTGTGAAACTTTACAGGCTTCTTCACTAGAGTAACTACCTACGTGGTAATGGTCAAAACTACCGCTAATTACCTGCAACCAGAGCAATACCCACATCTACCACCTACCTTGCCACTTGCCTAAATAGTAAAAGATAACAAACAAGATACCTCCACTCACTACAAATATTGTAGCTCCTATAGCAAAGTTTATCATGGCATCTATCTGTTCTTGCTTTCGGTATAGCTCTTGTTTTCTTTTTCGGCGCATATCTGCTTCTATTTGCAGGACTTCCTTCCAAGCACTCGGTCCGTAATTCCAAGAGATATGATCTTTGATCTCTGCCCTCATCTGTTCCATTTTCTTTTTGTTTGCAAAGATTTCCAGAGCAGTTTCTTCATCCGATCCCTTGAACGTCTTTTTCCAAAACGGAGGGTTCTTTTCTCTTTCTTCTAGGTTAGAGAAATCAGAAAAAGCCTTGCCCCACTGAGACAAAGTTCCCGTCATATCTTGAAGATCCTTGCCCGTAGAAATAGCAGCTTTGAGCGTTTTGTACGCCCCTGTCGCTAATGCAACGCAGCTAACGGGGTCCATCAGCCGCCTCGTTGCATCTTCTGACGTTGTACGTCGATACGCTCACGGTTGGTTGCGTCTCGTTGATCCGCAATCTCTTCCTGAGTTTCTAATCGAGCAGCGTCTGCTGCGGCTTGCTGTTGTAGTTTAGCAACCTCAACTTGAATTTTATTCTGATCGCTTTGTACATCTGCCTGTAGCTCTGCTTGTTTCAATCCAAGCTCTTGCATACGAAGTTGTACTAACGGATCAGCCGCCGGATTTGGTGGTGGAGGTGTGATCATCTGAGCAACCTGTTGAACTATAACTTGTTCTATCTGAGCTATCGCACGACTCATGGCAGCTTCATCTTGCATCTGCATCTGTAGTTGCTGCATCTGCATCTGACCCTCTTCTGGAGTAATACCTCCAGTTTGAACCAGTAGATCCACTTGTTGCATCTGTTGTTGTATTTGTTGCATTGCCTGCTCTTGCGCTAACAAAGATACGTGCTCTTGTAAGTGACCATACAAAGCTCCTTGAGCCGGAGCAGTTGCTATGATCAAAGGAGTTTTTAAGAATGCCACATGTGACATGATATGTGCGTTGTGCTCTTGCCCAGGGAACGCTTGTATAAGCTTGCCTTTAAGAACTAATGAGTTCTCTAAAGCTGGACCCGTAGGTTGAGGTTGAGGTTGTGGCGGTAGTATTTCGTCAATGTTTTGAATCTCCAGAGCTTGATACATACGACGATACGCTGCGTGTAAGTTGTGCATCTGTGGATTAGATTGAGCAAGCTGTAGTTGACTTTGTGCCAAAGACACACGTTGTGCCATAGAAAAGATGTTTGGGTCACTGACGGGCAGTATATCGACCCGTCCGTCGAAGTCTGTGACCTTTATAGCAGAGTCTGCATTTGCTACTGGATATGGATACGCCTCTGGTAAATTCTCTGCAATGATCCGTGCAAGAATACGAAACTCGTTTTTCTGTGCATAGTGCAGCCGTTTGTGAATCGCTGACATAACTTTCATGCCGCGCTCCAACATAGCCACTGTAGTCCCTACAGGCATCTCCTGATTCATGTTACTTACGGCATTGTCCGCAACTGACACAAACCTTCTTCCGCCCTCTACAAGTGCTCCTAGAAGCTGTGCGAGTGTACCCGATGGTTCTTTGTACGGTAACGGAATAATTGAATCCCGTATGTTCCCCCCAGGTGCATCAATATCCCGCCACTCACCCGGCTGCAAAGGTTCATCATCGTTGCGAACCCTTACGCCTCTAGCCTTAAATCCTGCTGGGAGGTTTGCAAGAGTTCCTGCATCGATCAATTGTCGGAGGAGACTCGTTGCTGCACGACCAAGGCCACCAATCATGTGGGTCAAACCAAAGCCATAGAAACCTAGACCTGGCATGAACTTGTAGTGAACAAAGTATTGAATTTTTTGTTTGAATGAATCGCCCTCCATATAGTTCCTACGAATGGCAAGAATCTTAGAACTATCCCGATCCAGTGTTACGATGTATGGTAGTTTAATCCCTGTTGGCTCTCCGCTTTCGTCAACGTCCTCAAAACCCTCAAGATCCAAGTCAATGTGCATCTCTAGAATTGTTCGAACGTCGTCGGTGTAAGACTTTGATGTGCCCTGTAGTTCGTCAACTTTCTGACGTACAGGGTTTTCCTCTTGATCCCCTGAGTTAGAAAGCTCCACATCCCTGTACATTCCCATGACTTGCTGCTTACGCAAATCGTTATCTGACATCTTCAGAACATGCGTGATCCGTGGTGCAGTGGCTAAATCACTAGCAGAATACGGCACAACTACGTCTTGCGCCGGAACAAACTTAGCAACAGGGCGGTTACGAACCGTGTCATAATACACTTTCTTAAACGTAGAACCAGACAACGGTAGATAGAATAGCAACTGATCCATGTCTGGATCGAACTCTTCCATCTCCTCCATGATCAAATAGTTCATATAATCTTTGACACGTTTGGCTTGCGCCTCCGTCTCTTGGTTCTGTAAACCAGCAATCCTTGTTTTTACAGGACCGCCAGAAGGAAGCAGCTCCTTGTAAGCCTGCGCTTGGAACTGTGTGACACTCTCCGAAATCAACGGATGCGTTACGCCACTGGCACCCTGAAAAGGTTCGGAACGCTCAATCGTCTTGACGCCCAATAGATCAAGACCCTTGGTGTAAGTTTCTTCCCACTCGTCCCTTGATTCATTGTCATCCTCAAACGAAGCTAACAAATCACTGGCAATCTCACCCATGTCGCTTTCGTTGAGAAACTCAGCGAGGTTGGCATCAAACGGAATCAACTCCTCTGTCACCTCACCAATCAAAGCTTCCGCCAGAGCTTGCACGATTGCCCCGCCCTCACCGTCTGGTATGACTTCCGCTCCGTTCTCAAACATCTCTACCTGTGCCACAGGTACTTCAACCGACACTTCGTCAGCCACCATGTCCTCGGCTCTGATTCCTGAATCTACTAGAGGTGGGATTGCCATTAGTAATACTCCTTAATACGAGGAATCTCCATCTGTTCCTCGCGTTCATTTTGCAGAGATATAAAACCACCCTGCCTAAATCGCATCAACGCTAATGTCATACTATCACAAAAGTCATCGTGATCGCCATTAGGAAATGAAACAACTTCTTCAATAACTTCATCCGCAAACTTTTTGTCTGTTGGTGCCCATACTACACCAGCTTCGAACAATGGCGCAACCATGTGCATACGAGTAATTTTATCTTTACCTTTGCCTGGTGAAAACCCTAACGCCGGAATCCCACGTAACCGCAGCTCGTCAATCAGTGGCATACCCGTCGCTTTTGCCTCCACAAGCACCATGTCTGGCTCCCAATACTCGTGTTCCTCATAGGCAACCTCTTTAAGTTCAGGGAAGTTCCACCTTCCTCGCCGTGCATCCATCAATATAATCTGTTCAGGGCCACCTTCCTCTGGATAGAAGATCCCCCACGTTGTAATCGCACTGTAATCGGCCGTTTCTTTCTTGGAAAACGCCGTATCATACGCCTGAATGATGTAATTTACAGGCGGAATCTTTTCTTTTTCCCATGGTTGCCACCATTCCCGTTTAACTATAGCCGATTCGGACGTAGTCGGCGTTTGTTGCCACTGTGCGTTCCATTTTCCTACAGGCAACGACGCTTTGATGGACAACAATGCGTCTTTTTCCCAAAATTCAGGCCACAATGGCTTGTCTGACGGTAGAATCGCAGGAAATTCTACCACTTCCCACTGATCTGCCATGACATCGCTGCCCTGATTGTTGATCAAACGCCCTGTCAAGTCTTTTTTACCCCATCGAGTCATAACAATTATGATCGCACCACCCGGTTGAAGCCTCTGACGAGGTCCAGAAGTGTACCATTCGTATGCATGATCGAATGCAGTCTCGCTTAACGCATCTTGTTCCGAATGAGGGTCGTCAATGACAAACAAGTCCGCACCACGGCCCGTAACGGCTGCGCCCACACCCGCCGCGAAGTACTCTCCGCCTTTGTTTGTACCCCACTTACCTGCACCTTTGTTGTCTTCCTTGAGAACCGTGTCTGGAAATATCTCTTTATACGCTGGATCATCGATCAAATCCCTCACTTTCCTACCAAAACGCACCGCAAGTTCCGTGTTGTGCGTTGCTTGAATGATTTTTAACTTCGGATTGCGTCCCAAAAACCACGCAGGCATCAAGTAACTCGCAAATTCTGACTTAGAATGACGCGGTGGCATATTAATTATAAGCCTCTTGAGTGTACCTTGTGCAACTCTTTCAAGTTTTTCCGCTATGATCCTATGATGATGCCCTTCAATAAAGTTTTCGTACACATGATGCGCGAACGGCATGAAATGTTCCTGCGCTTCCTCGCGCAGCTCAAGCTTTTTCTTGGCCTCCGTTAGTGCCAAGATTTCTTTTAACGCTTCCTCTGGTAGTGCTTGTAGATTCATATGTCTTTCCGATAAAATCCACCCTGATACTCAAAGTCCATCCGCTCCATAAGCTTGCCAACCCTGTCAGATTTATAATTAGAACCCAACGTCGTGAACACAATGCTCCCACCGTGCATCTTGACCCATGTCTCAAACTGTTTCAAGAGCCGAGGCCCAACCATCGTATTCCGGCAACTAGGGTCTACATACCAAACACAATCGTATCCCGCAACTTCCTCCGTAAAAAACGGTTGCTCCAGATACCCAAACAATATCCCAACAACCTTGCCGTCCTTCAACGCTATGTTCGCAAAGTAATTCGAATTTAACATGCATCGCATCGTCTCCGATGCCGTCCGCTCTACGCTAAACGGGATGTTCGCAAACCCCGTCTCACCATGCATCTTCTCCCCAAGCTCCACTATTCCCTTCAGATCTCGGGGCGCGGCCCTGCGATACTCGGTCTTAGACAAGAGGATATAACTGTCCCTGACCGCCCGTCTGCATCATCATGTTCTGTCGTTGAATGTTCAACAATTGATCCTGCGCTGTCGGTAAAGACATAATCCCTTGAGGAGGTCTAAGCGGTGGTCGAACGTTTCCACCCGGAGGTGGAGGCATCCCCATCACAGCACCCGTCGCCATGTTGTAATTGCTCAATGCACCAGGAACAGACAACACACCCTGATTGTTAATACGATCTCGATACTGCTGCGCAGCCTGCTGTCCCCGAGTCCTACGAATAGAATCCATCGTCGCACGATAATAATCATCCGTCCGATCCCGTAAACCCAAGCCCATCATCAAACTGTTCACAAAACCTACGTCAGCATCACCGTCGTTAGCCTCGTTGGTGCCAGAATTATTAACGTTGGAGGCTGAACCTTGACCCCCGGACCCTGAAAACAAATTCGAAAAGAATGTTGCTATCGGGTTGGATTGTTGCTCTTCTTCGTTCTCCATGTGACACCTCTTCTGTCCTCTTGGGGGTACAATACAATAAACTCAAATGAAAATACAGGGGCAATTTTTTTGGGGGTCTAGGGAACCTACTTGTGTTCTACTTACAAGTGCAATGGAATTACCCCCGAATGAATTTATCAAACCTTGTATATATGTCGTATATAACAGTATTGCCCCCCGAAAAGGGGGGATGGGGGCGCGGATCTCGGCAAAAAACCAAAAACGATTTGTTAAAGTTACCCCGATTGATAAATAAAAAAGTTTAGTTGATAGGTAAAAAAGTTTAAATTAATTGTAATTAATTGCATTTTTTATCTTTACATTTATGAAAAAATGGTTCACGGTTATTTTATCGGATCAATACTGATTCGTTTTAATTAGAGAAAGAGAGAAAGATAATGAGTATGATGAAACTACTTGATGAGATAGTCGAAGACTTTGAACAAAGCTTAGACGATTGTAATATCAAAGTTGATAAAGGTTTCAATCTTCGTGAAGAGGTCGAAGGTCTTGAAAGAGAGATTGAAGTAATCAGAGGCCAGATAGAAGATAAAAAGAAAGAGGCTCTTGATCTAGGTTATGCCGAGATAGTAATTGGCACTCCCTCACAATTAGCGCCTACTTCCAAAATGTACATTGAGTTGCACGGGCAGGAAGCATTCGACGCGGTAAAGCGCATCGGTAAAGCGCCAGAAAAGTTTACTTGGATAGACTAATCAATCGGGAGGCTTCGGCCTCCCTTCAACAAAAGAAAGAGAGAAAGATAATGAATAGATCAATATCAACAATAGCAAAAGAAATAAGCGCAACATGGCCTAAAGTAAATTACGCAGCTAAGCCATATCTCGAAGCAATGTATTCCCTCGATAAGATTAGTGATGATTATTACTATGATACTGGCAAAGAGATTGTATTACGTTTTTTATCCAATGCGGGAGGGTGGCGCGGAGATGATGCCAAGCGCATCAAAGCTGAACTAAAGTCCATGATCTAAGCATATCAGAGATGAGCCACGCAGCTGGCTCATCCGTGATGCGCTTGGCATCGGTTAACGAGAGAGGAAGTAAAATGGATAATATGAAAGCAATTGATATAGTTGAAGGCGTTTATGATGACGCCGAAGATCACGAAGTAATTGCCGCATGGCAACATTTAATTGACACTGGTTTAGTGTGGCAGCTGCAAGGCTTCTTTGGTCGCCAAGCTGCAAGGCTAATAGAAGACGGAGTATGCACACCATGATAAGAGAACTAATGAAAGGGATTCTAATATTCCTAATACTATTCGCCGGAATCATTTTACTATACGGAGCTGCGGTACTATGAGATACGAAGAATTTATTAAAAGGCTAACCAAGTTAATGGACAATTATGATAATGATCCTTGGGCAAAAGCTGAGATTAACGGAGTATGTAATTTAATATATGACATTAGAAATATGCTAGAGGAATACAAAATAAAATAACCAATCCCTTGCCCAGGGTTACAGGGCTTTCTTTCTCTTTACACCAGGGACTTGTTCCCTGGTGTTTTGTTTTAAGGGGCGCAGGAAAGGCGCAAGGCGCAGGAAAGAGAGCCGGAAAGGCGCAGGATCGAGGCTCCGGCCTGGGAGCTGCGTTCCTGGGATCATCTAAAATAATTGTGTATAACTTGAAATTTTTATTTGCGTTTAGAACTAAATTGGTATAGGCTTTTTATAGGTTAGCAAGGGGCTAACCATTAACGAAAGAGAGAGTAATATGAAAAAATCATATGTTCAGGAAGCGACCTTAAATATAAAGGTCGATATGGATCTTGGTTTGATGGGTCGATTGATCCAGCGTTATGAAAACGACGAGGGCAAGGTTCTAGATAATTTAAGTTGGGTTGAGAAAGAAGATCTCGCAAATCTCAAGAATGCCAAGAGAGACGCGATATCAGAAGCCGCTCAAGCTTTTGAACGTTTAACCAGAGAAGAAACTTAGGAGGGGAGGGGCGAAAGCCCCTCTATTTTTTATGGAAAATAGAATAGCACAAAAAGATAATGAACTATGCCCCTCAATCCGGTTAACGGAATGTAGTTATCCTGACGGACCTTTAGTCAAAAAATATACTGGCGCAGGGGCTGCTTTAATTTCCTGTAGTGGAAACGATATAATAGATCTGGAGTATCTAAGCGCAGATCCCTACTCAAACCTAAAGTTCTTAATGAAAGCATGGCGAGATAAGCGTCAAGTATTTGTTGGAATGTGTAGCTGCGCAACGTTCTGCGATCCACAGGAAATTATTTTCGCGAAGAAATTTAAGTTTCCAGATCTGATTGATCAGATCGACACAGCCTGTGTCAAAAAACAACTCACAATATTTGCTTAGAGGGGAGGGGCTTTCGCCCCTCTTTTTTTGCCTTTGTCCCTGGGGAATAGTAAAGCTTGGGCAACCAAGCCCAGATTAAAAGGCGCAGGAAAGGCGCAAGATAAAAGGCGCAGGAAAGGCGCAAGATAAAAAATAACTTGTATAAAACTTTAAATTTTAATAAACTGTATCTATCAACTAAAGAAAGAGAGAAAATGAAATCAGCTATCATTTACAACGGGCAAAGCTTATTGGATGGTAAACCGATTGTAGTTATTGCCACCTATTCCAATCGAAATACTAAAACGGGAAAGGTCGTGCAAACTTACATATTGCGCTCGGATATAAACCCATTGGAAGCAAGTAAAACTGGCGCGGATTATTCTATTTGTGGCGACTGTCCAATGCGTGGCGAAGTAACAACAGATCCTAATCGCAAGATTGCCAAAGGTCGAAAGTGTTACGTCAATCTAGGGCAAGGCGTTTTGATTGTATGGAAAGCATACAAGCGCGGAGTTTATCAAACTGGCGACGCGGCAACAATGGGTCGCGGTCGTTTCGTCCGCGTCGGTACATACGGCGACCCCGCCGCAGTCCCGTCTCACGTTTGGGATCAATTGCTTTCCGAGTGTGAAACGTGGACGGCGTACACGCATCAAAAACCATGGCGACCAGATATTGCAATGCAGTCCGCCGATAGTTACGCGGAAGCAGTTATGCATTGGAAGCAAGGTCGTCGGACGTTCCGAGTTGTCGCGGATCTAGGACAAATCGACAAAGCAAACGAAGCACTTTGTCCTGCATCCAAGGAAGCAGGGCGGCGCGTCCAATGTACCGCGTGTAAATTATGCAAGGGATCGAGCCTTGCAAAATCAATTGCCATAGTTGAGCACTAAATCCTGGGGGAGCCAGTGGCTCCCTTTTTTATGGTAAATCTTTTCAAAAAACTTTACCCTCTTTCCATGACAATCCAAGCTGCGGACCTGCAAGGGCGCAGGATCAAGGCGCAAGGCGCAAGACAGGGCGCAGGATCAAGGCGCAAGATGCTCCCACAAGGGCGCAAGGTTCTTGAACCTCGCACCTTCGGTTTCAAAGATACCTTTTTCCAGTAAATCGACCCCTTTTTCACCCTCAAATAAAAATATGTCGCTTGTAGAGAGGTGCTTTACTAAGTAAAAACTTTTACCACCTCGTGCCCAATATGCAGTGTGCCATGCGATTTGATGAGGAGAGATTTTTACTTTGCTGTTTTTCGCTGTTTTGAGTTCAATCCAAAACGCAAACCCATTCCAAACAATATGGACATCGGGAACACCGCCCCCATGTTTGTTTTCTATTCTTGTTGCGAACGCTTTAGTCGGTAGACTTTTCCGAATTGTGCTCCAAAAGTTCGCCTCTGGACCTCTGCTCATCTGGGGTTATATCCTTTGCTGTTCCATCTATGACAAAGGCTTGAGGGTATTGCTCTTGAAGTCGTGCCAGTCTGGCAACAATCTCATCTCTTGACAGTTGATCCATCGTGTTGATGTTCTCTCTTCTATCGATAGTTAAACCTCCCAATGCAGACCGTATTTTCTCAGCGTTTATTGCCGCAGAAAAATGACCTGCATCTTCAGCGCCCACAGAAAGTTTATGTAATCTTTCCAATTGACCTAACGTGGTCACGCCATACCTTCGCTCTCTCTCTTCTCTTAGTTCTTGGATGTATACCAAAACGTGTGGGTAATCCCTACCGTTCAGTAATCTTGACGCATAATCTTTTGCTTGATCTGGAGAAAATCCAGCTTTTCGTGCGCACTCAGCATTTGAGTATATTCCCTCCACAATGTGCCTAGCAAAAGTTTTCTGTCTGTTTGTCAGTTCTTGTGCCATGTCTGCCTTTCTTTGCCTGATTTGCAAACTATTCCTATATAGGCAGATTTTCCAGAGAAATCAGAAAAACTTTCAAGCAAAATGTTAGCTCTGGGCTGTGTTTACACTTTAACTGTAAACAGCAAGTAGTAAGTGTAAACAGAAATATCTCTTGAAACATTTTATTTATATGACTGTGTTTACAGTATTTACAGTATTTACACCTGATCTAAAT